AACGCCCACGAGTACGAGAAGCAGATTAACTGGCTTCAAAGCGAGGTTATCTCGCGTGTCTCTAGTAACGGATCTATGCTGGTTGTGGGGACTCGCCTTTCCTCCAAGGATTTATACCGGGAATTGCAGGATGACTCACGGTACCCTGACGAGCAAAGCCCATGGACGTACCTTAGCATGCCAGCCGTCCTTGACTTCAAAGACAAAGAGGAAGACTGGCTAACTTTGTGGCCTAAAACCAATCAGCCTGAGGCTGGGGTTAAGGTTGACGATCAGGAGCAGGACAGCGATGGGCTGTACCCTAAGTGGGATGGTTCTCGTTTAGCAAAGAAACGTAGACGGGTAAGTCCGAAGGCTTGGGCTATGGTCTATCAGCAGCAGCAGGTCTCTGACGACGCGGTGTTTTCTCCCGAATCCGTCAAGGCTGCGATTAACGGCAACCGTTTGACGGGACCAATACCTAAAGGTATGGTTAACCAACGGGCTGATGGAATGAATGGCCTTATTATTGTTGGGGGTGTTGACCCTGCAACGACTGGTCACACTGCAGCGGTAATCATCGGCTTGGACGTGAAGACGCAGAAGCGTTACGTGCTTGACGTGTTTAATAAGCCGGGTATTACCCCTGAAGCCATGCGTGAAATGATTAAAGGCTTCACNGAAAAGTACAAGGTAACAGAGTGGCGCATTGAGCGCAACGGGTTCCAAGGATTCCTTGTCCACGATAAGGAGTTGAACGATTTTTGTGCAAGTAGGGGTGCCGTTATCCGGCCCCACTTTACTGGCACGAACAAGCATGACACGGATTTTGGTGTAGCGTCAATGACTACATTGTTTTCCGGGTGGGAAGATAAGCATCAACTGGTTGAGTTGCCTTCTAGCCAGCAGTCAGAGGCTGTTAAGTCCATGATAGAGCAGTTAGTTACTTGGTCACCTTCACCTCCGAAGTCTCAGAAGACAGATATTGTGATGGCCTTCTGGTTTGCTGAACTTGCCTGCCGAGACAGGGTTGTGGCCAACGCCAACTACGTGAGATCGCACGTTAAGAACAGTTTCGCTACACCGTGGGACAAAAGCACTCAAACAACTGTAAGTCTTGTAGATTCAGAGATTCAGGGCTTATTCAAGCCTATGGGTGTGTAACCCTCACAACTACTTAAGGATTCAGATGGAACAGTACGGCAACGCGACCCCACAGAGCGGGTCACCTCAACTTCGGGAGATCCGCGCCCACTATAACCGCATCAAGTCGCAGTTTGCTGCCCGTGATGGGCGTATGCAGGACGTTCTTGCTGTCCGTCAGGGCCGAATGCGGGACGTTTACCCTGATCTTTTCCCTGATGGCCCCTTCGACAAGGGCATTGTTGCCAACATGGTGGACGTTGCGGCACGGGATCTAGCAGAAACGCTAGCCCCAATGCCATCATTCAACTGCACAAGCGCACGAATGGTGTCAGACACGGCACGTGAGTTCGCTGAGAAGCGCACACGTATCGTTAACGGCTACATTAACTTCAGCAACGTACAGACACAGATGTACACAGCCACAGACAGGTACTTCACGTACGGTTTCGTGCCTGCCATGATCGAAATTGACATGGATGAGCGCATGCCACGCATTACTTTCCTTGACAGCATAGGCGCATACCCAGTGTTTGACCGCTGGGGCAACACCAAAGCAGGGTATTTCTCGTTCTACAAGAACCGTGATGAACTTGTGGCCATGTACCCTGACAGTGAGAACGTCATAAAGCAGCAGTCAACAGGTATGGAAATGATTGAGGTAGTCCGCTACCACGACGCTAAGATAGACCTGATCTTCTGCCCGACCCGTGACGGTATCGTTCTTGAAAAGGTAAAGAACCCCATCGGAGAGTGCCTCCTAGAGTTTGTTCGCAGGCCCGGTGTTGACACTGAGACCCATGGACAGTTCGATGACGTGCTGGCTGTACAGGTCGCTAAGGCCCGATTCGCGCTACTCAGCCTTGAGGCTGCACAGAAGAGCGTTCAGGCCCCTATTGTTCTTCCTCCTGACGCGCAGGAACTAGCCCTTGGTTCGGACTCTGTTATCCGCACAGCCAATGGTGAGAAAGTTCGCCGGGTACCCATTGAGGTTCCTTCAAGCGCGTTCGCTCAGCAGGGCGTGTTGGATCAGGAACTACGTCAAGGGTCACGTTACCCTGAGGTGCGTGGTGGGAACACAGATGCTTCCGTAGTCACAGGCAAGGGTGTACAGGCTCTCATGTCAGGCTTCGATACTCAGATCCGTACAGGTCAAGCCATGTTCGCCAAGGCTCTTGAAAGCATTGTCGGCAAAGCGTTCATGGTTGACGAGAAACTGTTCGGTGCTGAAACCAAAATTCTTCGCGGTAATACTGATGGTGCCCCATACGAAATAAAGTACCGACCAGACCGCGATATTAAGGGCGACTACTCTGTAGATGTCCAATACGGCTTGCTGGCAGGACTTGATCCTAACCGTGCTCTTGTTTTTGGGCTGCAAGCCCGTGGCGATCAACTGATCTCCCGTGATTTTCTTCGCCGTCAAATGCCATTCGCACTAGATGCTAGCGAAGAATCAATGAAGGTAGACACCGAGAACCTACGCGACTCTATGCTTCAGGCCGTATCTGGCTTGGCGCAAAGCATACCTGCTTTAGCCGCTCAGGGTCAAGATGTTTCCCAAGTGCTCAAGCAATTGAGCGTCGTTATTACGGCAAGGCAGAAAGGAACGCCAATCGAAAAAGCAATTGAGCAGGCGTTTATGCCGCCAGAACCAGAACCCGCCCCACCAGAACTAGCGGAAGAAGCAGGAATGGAAGCCGACATGTTAACAGGCTCCCCTGATGAAATGATGCAGGCTGGTGGGGATGGGCTTCCCGGTGGTCTTCGTGACAGTGGTCGCATGAGAGATGTAGCACCCGGTCAGCAAGGCATGCCTGAAGGTGGCCGTCCTGACCTTATGAGCCTCATGGCTTCAATGGGCAGTAAAGGTAGACCAAACTTGCAGGCCGCTGTTCAGCGTAAGCAAGCAATCTAATAAGGAGTCAGTATGTGTATGTCTTGCGGATGTTGGATGGACCCAACAAGCAAAATGGGTGGGGACGGTAATCACCCAGAGGATTCAAGTGTAATGCCTAACGTTAAAACTACTACGGCGGATAACGCTAACGAATGGCGGAAGTGATGGCTACCCCGGCGAAGAAGGACAAAGGAAAAAGAAAAGTAAATACTAAGGTTAAACCAAAGCCGCCACTTGGTGGATACTCCGACAGCACCCCGCAGGGTCGCGCTGATAAAAAGAAAGAAGCGGAACGCAAAGCCAAGATCAAAAAGATGGATAACGCTGGCAAAGAAAAAGCCGCTAAGCCTGTCAATAAGGCAAAGCAGAAAGCCGAAGAAAAAGAACGAATTAGCAAGCGGACTAAGTACTAGAGATGCCGGGAAGCAAGGCTTTCTGGGACAAGCCAAACCCAAAAAAAAAGTCTACACCTTTAACTGGTGCTCAGAAGGCTGCTGCGAAGAAACGGGCTAAGGCCGCTGGCCGCCCGTACCCTAATCTTGTAGACAACGCAGCGGTAAAGAGAAAGAAGAAGTAATGCCTTCTAAGAAAGATCCTCGCCTTGAACGTGCCGGAGTTTCTGGTTTTAATAAGCCAAAGAAAACTCCTAGTCACCCAAAGAAGTCACATGTTGTTGTTGCTAAAGAAGGGGATAAGATTAAAACTATCCGCTTCGGTCAGCAGGGTGTGACTGGGGATAAACAACCCACAAAGAGGCAGGCTTCTTTTAAGGCCCGTCACGCAAAGAACATATCCAAAGGTAAAATGTCGGCAGCGTATTGGGCTGACAAAACTAAATGGTAAGGAGTGGTTATGCCACAACCAAATAAAGGAACACATGGGAAGCCTAACGTATCGCAACCGATACAGGGCATGCCCGGTTCAAAGGGTACTGACTGGGACAAGATTAAGTTCGGTGCTCCCGGTGGAAAAGGTACCAAAGGTTCAGGTACAGGAACTAAGTAATAATTCAACCAAAGAAGACGATCAAGGGAGTTGCGGTAATGACACGAAATAACATAGGCATACACATCAACTTCCTTGATCTCTCTTTGGCCATTGTAGCAGACGGGGTTTCTTGGTCCCCCGATGTCGCTGACGACATGACGCGACGCATGAAGGGCCTACTTGACGATAGCGTTTCTACGCTAGTTCAGTATGGTTTTATGCAGGACGAGATTGAGCAAGGTGAGATTGAAGAAGATGAGGAAGAGGAAGAGCCGGGTAACCGCCCCTCTAAGGAACTCATTAACCCTAACGTAATTTTTCTTATGGAGCAAGAGTTCGGAGAAGGTAATGGCTGAACAGCACGGAGGGAAACGCACACCAAGAAACCCGGCACCCGTCAGTGGTCCCGGTAAACTCAGTCGCAGAACTGACGGCGGACCTGCACAGGTGAACGCGCAGATGACTGGCATGGGCTACGGAGAGAACAAAGACTTTATGCAAATACAAAAAGGCGCAAGCATGGCTGCTTCCCCAAGATCTAGAGGTGCGGCACAAGCCCCTCAAGGAAATCCTATGGGTGTAATAAGTGGAGACAACCCGTTGTTTAGCGAAACTCAACGCCCTGACGAGCCTGTTACTGCGGGTGCAAACTTTGGTCCGGGTGCTGGCGGGGCACCTGCCGCACCTGTTTATAGCCAAAGATCTTCAGATGATCTTGAAAACATAAAACAATATCTTCCAGACTTAATAGAAGCGGCCACGTTTGTTGATGCCCCAGAAACCTTTAAGTCTCTTGTCAATTATTTAAGAAACGCCTAATGGCAAAAAACCCTCCCAAGTGGAGGCAGGATTCTTTTCTTGACTACTTCAATGATGCTGCCACCCAGTTAGGTTACGACAGCATCCCTCTTGCGTGGGGAATAGCAAGTTCAAACTGGGAATCTAAAAAAGATCTTGACTCTTTCCTTAAATCTTTAACTAACATATCGGAGGCGAACTAATGGCTGAACCCGGAGATCGCATCCCCGATGACCCAGAGTCCTCACAAAACAAGTCTTGGTTTGATACTTGGTGGGAATCGCGAGAAGAGTCAGCATCGGAATTGACAGAAGAGGTTAAAGGACAAACTTTCGGCGGCCCTATTCTTAAAGGGGCAGGGCTTGTTAAAGACGCACTTGGTGTTGTTTTTGGTTCCGGTAATTTAGGTTCTCCTTTGAGTTCTGGTATAAAAGGAATGGATGTTGCTGCTCGCGGGGGAGTGTGGAACGAAGAAAAGCAACTAGATTATGATCGTAAATCTTCAGAGGCAAGTATTATTGGATCAGGTACTGGCGTTGTTGCTGGTCCAGTTATGGCTGGTTTGGTTATTGCCGACAAGGTTTGGACTTATGGTGTTGCTCGCCCAGTGGCTGCTTCTGTTCTTGCAAGCAAGAAAGCCGAAAATGGAGAAATGGAATGGGATACCTTCAGGCAGGCTTGGAATAGAAGCGGGGACGTTTCTTTTGGGCAGGCAACAATACCTTCTTCAGTTGTAAGCATGATTTCAGATATTGAGAATTATGATCCTTGGAGTAACTACGATCTTGCAGACCTTTCTTCAAACCCTGTTTTTAATATAATTTCTGGAAGCATAGACGGATCTTTAAATCTTATTGCACCCCCTGTTGCTAAGATTGGTAGACTTGCTGTCGTAAGAAGGACTACTGGCGGGACTACCGTTAGAACCAGTAAAGATCTTGCAAGGTACCGTGAAGATTACAATTCTCACGCTAGATTCAGGATGCAATCAGAAGAAGCGCCGATAATAACTCCCGGCCCTATCGGTGCCTTAAGAATGCCAGCAAGGGACTTGCGGGAACAGGAACTGATTGACTCTGGCTCACGAACTTCATACGGCGAAATAGTTTTTGACATTGCTGAAGAAACCCAAACAGAAGTTCTTCGCTTAAACCCTATTGTTGCAAACTCTCATTCTTTAGACAAAGACGCTTTTGCTAATTTACTTGCACGAACAGATGATCCCAACACTGTTAACAATCTTATTCTTGCTACCCGTGGTGACGAATTAGCAGTTAAAGAATTGCATGATGCTTCTAATTCAGCACTGTGGGTACTTGCAGACATGAACAGTCAGATACAAGCAAGCGCAAGTGCGGGGATACGTTACGCTCCTACCGGCGCTGCCTTGGCTAAAGTAAATCAAATATTTGATGACTCACTAACTAAAGATGATTTCTTTGGCAGAGTTCAAGAAATGACCACTGACATGGAAGGATTCATGCGTGGTTCTTCATCTTTCATGCCTACAAGAAGGTTTACTGTAGAAAAAATTCGTACAGGCGCACGAAAAGGACAGTATGCTTTTCAGTATGCAGACTACTCTGGCGCTCCTCAGTGGATAAGAAAGACTAGTGAAAGGGGTTTAGGTAAACCCGTCACTTCTTTCATGCAGTGGGTTGGTGGTCGAAAGCCTCTTGGATTGGTTAGCCGTTCTGGTGTCAGGCCGAACGAACTTTCTATAGAGTTTGAATCCATGATGAATTCTATACCAGAATTTCGTGGAACAAAAATGGTTAGAGTCATTGATCCCGAAGATCAAGTTTCAGAAATTGAAATGCCTGCTGGGGAATGGCGCAGAGGGATGTACGAAAAAATCCGAAACGTCACTAATGATGCGGAACTTGAAGATGCTTGGCGGCAAATGGAGGACGAAGTTCTTGGCGTTCTCGCAACCATGATTGGTGCAAATAAGCAAGATCTTGTAGATATAGCGGCTGCGTTTAAAAAAGGCACTGACGAAATTATTGAAAGCATGACAAGCAACGGCGGATACGCTTTTGATGAATTTGGCGAACGGATAGTACTTGATCCAGTTTCGTTACGTCAATATTTAAATAGTTTTACTACCGCAAATATAAGCGAAATTCGGAGGGCTTCTAAAGTCCGCGCGGGATCTTTACCAAGCAGGGGAAATACCGGGTTGCAGACGGGGGCAACTAGCGCGTTTGACTTTGGGATGAAAGTGTTTCGCACGGATGTTTTGTTTCGCATAGGCTACACACCAAAGAACGCGATATGGGAACCATTGCAAGCGTCTTTTCTTGCACACGGAGTCATACTTGCTGAAGAAGGAATTTTTAATACTGCTCGTACTTTTGCAAAAAATAGAAAAAATCAAAGTCTTCATTTAATATACCAAGCAGACGTTGTAAATAAAGTTAAGCAAATTTTTGCAAAACAAAATAAAACTAACGCAAAACTTGAAAGAGACATGCGCGATTTAGTTAATAAAAGGCTTGAAGCAAGATTAGCCGTTGATATTTTAAGTAATGAATTATACAATGTTTCAAGAAATCTTACTTCTCCGGGATTAAGGTCGGCTCAAGTAGAAGAAATTACTTCACAACTCGCTAGCGCTCAAAGAGGAGTAGAAGCCATTGAATCATTTATGGATGACATTACCCCTGAGTGGAGACAAATACCTGATGTAATAAGTGCTTCGGAATTGCAACGCCGGACAAGAGAATACAATGCAATACTTGACGCTGATCCAAATTATGTTGTTGAACTCAAAAATGCAAACAATGGTATTCTTATNAGTAGGGCTAACTTTTTAGGTAAAGATAGATTACAAACAGACGTAGAAATACAAAGCCTTAAAGAAGAACTTGTTCACGTTAAGGAAGAAAGNGTTTTTCTTGCTGAAGAAAGATTAAATGANATTGGTGTGGCGGAATCCGGTGCTCAAGGNGTAGGATCTCGTCCTCTTAGNGAAAGAATTGACCCAACAACAATTCATCCTGATTTGCCACCTTCAAAAAACACTGGCCTTGTAGGAATTTCTTTTGTTGAAAAATTTCTTGAAGACATAAAACTTACTCCAGATCAAAGAATGGAAGCGTCAGATCTTGGAAACGTGTGGCAAAGTGCGGGTTCAATAAACAAGCCTCTTGTTGTTCAATGGGATGATTTAACAAACAGGGTATACATTGACCCTGCGGGTGACGGGGTAGTGGAACTTGCTGCTATGAAGGCAGCCGGTTTTGATTCTATTCCAGTAACTGTTGTTACAAAAAAAATACCAGAAGGTAATGGAATTGAGTTACCTTCGGGCAAGTGGCTTACTGATAATCCGGGTACTGGTGGCAGCAGGCGCTCGGCACCTAAAGAGTTGCATCCTGATGAAATTTTTCCAGTTCAGTATGGCGCTATTGACAATGGTCGTGTAGTAGGAACACCCGCTAGTCCTAGTCGGGCAAATGATTTTGATGGTGACCTTGCGCGAGGACGGGACTATGGGGCTACAGCAAATCAACGACGAATGGAAAGTCTTGAAAAGACTTTGGCTGAAAAAGAAGAACTTGCTGCTACGCAAAAACTTCCTGAAGAATTTACTTACAATGAAATTTTTCCTACTTTAACCGCAGGTCAACAAACAAAAGTTGTTGCAAACGAAAAAATTATTAAACGAATAGAAGACAGCGGCAAACTGACTCCTGAAGGTAAAAAAGAAATTCAAGCAATGGTTTCTACCTTGCAAGGCGCGTTAAATACAATTAGTGATATAAATTTAAATCCCGGATTGAAGTCACGAACGGAACTTCTTGAAGAGTTTAGTGCAAAGTTGCAAAACATTCAAAATAGAATTAACGCCCTTAGTCCAGAGATAGGAAAGCGTAAACAGAAGATTGAAAGTGTGTCACCAAAACTTAACTGGGAAGGTTCTGGTGATGGCTACATAACAGTAATGGTTGGCGGCGTTCCGGTCAGGCAACCTGCTGCCTTTAACGATGAGGCTTACAATCTAGGTGCAGGCTATCGTTCCGAAGCATCTGCTGCCCGAACCAACCAAACAACTTGGGACCCTTCAGCGTCAATTGCTGCTCTTAATGGACAAATGTCAAGAACCGCAAAAGTAAAAACTCTAGAACCAGACGATGTAGGGTATTGGGAAGAACTGGCCCATGTTGTTAACTCATTTTTTCGTGGAGACAAGTTTATTCAAAAAATACTTGAGGGCGATTCGGATGTAAATTTAATGGTTTGGCTTGACAGTGTTGAAGGCCAGAATTATCAAAAGGCAATGGGCAAAAATTACACCTTAACTAACACTAACTACATAAACAATACTGATGTAATTTCAGATTTTGGCAATGAAGCGCAATCGGTTATTAGAATAGTTAAGCAATATATTCCTGATGAGAACGTACGTAAACGTGCCGCTGCTGGTCAATTAGGTGCTGGTGATTTACAGGCAGCAATGGGTGGCCGCGATGATCTCAGTAGGATTATTGGTAATGAATTAGAAGTTAGTATAGGTTTTTTTAAAAACACAGGCGCGAGAATAAGCAAAGCGGCTGACCGAATTTGGGCGGCTATTGCCACCACCCCTGAAGATCGCATTGCTCGTTGGCCTTTTTATGATAGGGAATTTAAGACTCAACTTCAACGCATGATTAACGTTCGTGAAGTTGATGGCGCTACGATTGCTTTAGATGCCATTCCTGCCATGCGTCAAGCCGCGCATCGAAATACTTTAGATGAATTAGAAAAAACTTTCTACAACATTCGACGTTACAACAATGTTGTCTACATGTCTCGTTTTTTAACTGGCTTTCCCGGCGCTATGTTTAACTCAATATATCGTTATGGAAGATTTGGTGTTAAAGAACCGGAAAGATTAATTCAAACTGGTAACATTTATGGTTCTGCTTTGGCAGCGTTTGGTGTAGACGAAAACGGCTATGAAGTTAAAAACATTAGCGACGCTAAATTTCTTTTGCTTCCGGGAACTACTAGCGAAGAAAACCCAGATGGCGTAAGGTTTCCTCTTTATTTTATGGACTCTATTGCGGTGGGTGCTCCTAGTCTTTCTTACGGCGCAGCAGCCGCGGTTAGCGTTGCTTACGCAGCCAATCCTGCGACTGAAGAATTTTTGCAAAATCTTATGGGCGAAGATTTTTACGAACTTACTTTTCCTTATGGGGTTCAAGCAAATCCGTTAAGCAATGTTCTTTCAAGTTACCAGAAGTCAGCGTTGTCTGCTATTAAGGAATTTGATGACGAAGCGTTTCTTAAAGCGTCTGTAGATATTCATGCTAATAACATGGCTCAATGGGAAAGAAATGGCGCTGATCTTGATTCAGTACCAGACTACAAGGAAGCAAAGAAAGAAGCGAGTAATTATTTTAAGTTAAAACTTGCTGTTAAATTTGCGGATTCTTTTTCTGTAGAAATTCCCGGTGTAACAAAAGTTCCGGGTCAGTTTATGCGAGACAAGTTGCGCGAAATTGAAGGAAAATTCCCCGACACTGAAGAGGGCAAGGAAAAAGCGCGGGATATGTATATTAGTAAATATGGTGAATGGGCGGAGTGGTACACTAAGTCTACAAAAGATTATCGTGTTTACATTCCTAGTACTCAAGAAGCCTACAAGCGTTTGTGGAAAGATTTTCCTGACTTAACTGAAAAGTTGGTGGGTTTAGAACCTGATAATCCGTTTATGGTTGGCTTGTTTGCTACTGGTACAGAGTCTGGGGATTTTTCTCAAAGCGTTTTTAATGCTTTTAAAACTGATCCGCTTCCGGGCGACACTAAGTTAATTTCTGAAAGAATGACTCCGCTTCAATTTCAGACAAGGTACAAAGTTGAAGAGGCTTACGATTTAAAGAAAAAAAGTGATACTATTCTTGATGCGGAGTTGGTGCGTTTAAGGACTCTTAGAGATGCTGCTGAGACCAGCCCTGAAAAACAAGAATTTTATCGTAGCGAATTATTAAACGTACAAACACAATACGATGATTGGTTGCAAAAGTTAAAGGACTCTAACGAAGAGTTTGCTGTAAGCCAAACCTCATTTGAAATAAGAAAAAACGCTGAATCGGCTTCTGTGTATTTAAAAGAAATTCTTAGTCACAAGCCGTTTATGGCAAGCGTTAGGGATGATCCTACTTGGATTAATCTTAACGATTTTATGAAATCTCGTGAGGTTATGCAGAAAGCAATTAAAAGTATTGAAGACGATAAAGACGATAGCAAAAAAGATGATCTTATAATGCAGTATCTTGCTTTTGTTGAAGACAATTATTCTTCTGATCCTGAGTTTGATGCTGTTTGGAAGCGATATTTTGTTGAAGAGTATACGGTTGACAACGCAGGATTAGAGGTAAAATAGTGGCGCACGACGGTACAACGCATGAGAAAAATGTATTTTCTCCTCAGTTAACCCCCGATAGTTCTAGTGTTTCTGGCGATGATAGCCTTGGACCTGCTAGCGTTTGGTTTCCTGACTATGACCGGAGGCATCAAGCAAACACAGCCCCAACGGGTCTTGCCGCGGGTTATCTAGTTAAGAACGTTACCGACGATCCTTTTGATAATAGAATTTTTAATAATCTGTCACAGTCGCAAGCCATATCGGAGTGGGATGATCCTACAGGGTATTTAACTTCAGCACTTAAAAAAAGCCTTGACGAAATGGCTAAGGAAATGGGAACTTCTTCTAGTACCGGGAAGGGGCTTTGGACAAGAGCCGTAACAAACTCTTACAACGCATCAAAAAAAGGGCGCAGGGTAAGTCCCTTTGAAAGCATACAAGCAATTTATAGCGACTACTCTAAAAAACTTGAAGAAGACGGAGGAAAGAAAAAGAAATATACTGGCCCTACTTCTTCAGTTACTCTTGCTAACGAGTCCGATCTGAGGGAAACGGCTAACGCTGTGGCTTCTGCTGTGCTTGGTCGTGGAATTGAAGACGACGAGTTTCAAGAAGTTCTTAAAAAAATTCGTAAGCAAGAAGTTGCACAACCTAGTATTAGTACTCCGTCAACGGGATACAATGTTACTCAGACTGGATTAAGTGCTGATGGTCGCAAAAATATTATACGTGATTCTTTGATGAAGGGGCCAGAGGCCGAAGACTATGGTAAGGCTACTAAAATGATGGGCGTTTTTGCTAAAGCCTTGGAAATGAGATCTGATGGCAGATGATTTGACCGCTAAAGAAAAGTTGATGGACACCAACAAAAATAACAAGGTGTCTAAAAAGGAACGCCGCGAGTTTAAACAAGGTGCTTCTATTAAGGTTGCTTCTGATTTTAACATTGCTTATGCTTTACTTAACACTTTAGAAAACTCTGAAGATCCTGACGCTCAAGCGTTTTTTCAATTTTTTAATGAAATAACACAAGATTATATAAACAATCCTGTTGGCTTTAGCGAAGATGCTGCTGCTATTAGAATGATTGGTCAGCCTTGGTTTCAAAAATACCAAGAAAAAGCCATCAAAGACATGGAGTTTGAAACACAGAACCCTATTCTTTGGAAACAAAGCATTGCTTCTGATGTAGAAACAATACGCGATCAAGCGGTAGCGCGAGGCGCGATTATGTCGGAAATTGAAATGCAGGAGTTTGCTGTTAAATCTCGTCGTTTAGGCTGGAGCGAATCTGAAAAGATTAACGCTTTCGCTGCGTATGTTAATGCCCAAAACGGTGTGTTTGGTGGTGCTGCTGGTAAGTTTCAATCTACGATTGCTGACTGGTCTAGAACAAATGGTCTGGGTCTTAGCGATGATGCTGTCAATAAGTATGTTCAAAAAGTTGCTGCTGGTGACTTGACTGAGGACGATGTTAAGCAGCAGTTAAGGAATCAATACATGGTTGGTACGTATCCTGCTTGGGCGGAACAAATTCAGGCTGGTCAAGATCCTTCAGATATTGCTTCACCTTACAAGCAACAGATGGCTAATCTTTTAGAGGTTGATCCTGAGTCACTTGATTTAAATGACACGTTGTTGCAAAAAGGTTTGCAGGGCGTTGGTGCCGATGGGAAACCGGGTGTTGTTCCAATGTACGAGTTTAAGAAAATGATTCGCAAGGATGAGCGTTGGGATGCGACTGATAATGCTTTAGATGAGTACACGAGTGCCGGTATGAATATTCTTCAGATGTTTGGGTTGAGGTAAACATGAGCGTAGGTTATTTAGATTTTCTTGACCCTGAAAAAAACCCTAACTTAACGGAAGAATTTAATAGTGGTCCTGTTAACCCATACTTTTCTTCTTTTCGGCCACCCGAAAATTTAATAGGTACGGTTGGACCCGACCCTACTGTCGAAAAAGTTGACTCTGCTGAAGAAATATTTTTTAGAAATGAAGAAGCACGAGCAGTTGCTGCCGCAGCAGCAAAAAAACTTTCAGAACAGCGTTCTGCTAAAGCGTTTCTTAGAACTCTGCTAACTCAATACAACATGGGTTCTTTGGCTGGGCAGA